GCTCCCCGCTCCGCCCATGTACATGGTGCTGGTAACCCATGCTCTGCCGCCACCGCCGCCAGAGCCTCCAGAGCCGCCATCGGTGATGGACCCGCCGCCGCCGATCGTGTAACCACTGCCGCCGCCGCCCCCGCCAAGCGCAGTCACGCCGAATGCAGCGCTGTTCCCACCATTCACGCCTCGATTTTCAGCGGCGCCACCCGACAGATCATTACCTGATCCTCCGGCTCCTCCGGCCCCTACCGTGATGCTGTAAGAGCTGCTGGCTGTCAGGGCCAACTGGTTGATGAACTTCAGTCCGCCTGCGCCACCGCCGCCACCGGCCAGGTAAAAGCTGCCGCCAGTATTCGCATCTGTGGCAGCACCACCACCGCCTCCACCGGCCAGAACCAGCGCGTCGATCACAATCAGCCCGCGCGGCCAGAGATTGTCCTGCCTCGCGGCCAGCACGTCCGCCAGCCCCCACACCCCCGACGCCGCGGTCCGCGTTGGGCTCGCCACCTGCCGGCCGATCAGTCCCCCGTTGCTCATGTGATGTCCAGCGCAGAAACGGTCACTTCGAGGCGGTTCGCCACGCTGGCGGTGGCCCGAAGCTTCTCGCCACGCTTCAGGATCACCTTGTTGGGGATCACCTCCAGGCTGGCGTCAGCCGGCACACCGATCGTGAAGGCCAGCCGAGACAGGACGGTGTTGGCGGCGTTCGTCTTCGCGATCGTGATGTCCGCCGGGTTGCTTCCATCGACGTTCGCCACCAGGCAGCTGAGCACCACGGCCCGATCGGAGTCGGCCGTGTTCGGCGCCTGGTAGACGTCGGTGGCGTTGGTGGTCGTCAGCGCGACCGATGTGCCGTTGAAGGATTCAGCCATGGGTCATCCGAGAGCGAGGGCCAGTCCCAGGCTGATGCTGGGTTTCGCGGCAAGCGCCGCTGCAGTCGCGGCGGCGGCCGTTGCTGGCGTCATGAGCTTGCTGGTGCTGGTGCCGGTGATCGCCTCTTCCTCGCTGGCAAGGTCGCCAGACAGGTTGATCCCATACCCGGCGAGCGTAGACGGCTTGCTCTGGACACCACCCCACGGCACCTGGCTGGCACTGGTGGCGGTCGTCGCGCTCCCCGCGCTGGTGGCGGTCGCCGCATTGCCGGTGATGGAGATGCCCCACGTCCCCGTGGCGCCCACGCCATCGAGCGGCGCTTTGCCCGCCAGCGCATTCGCGACGCTGGCGGCGAAGTTCGCGTCGTTGCCCAGGGCGTTCGCCAGTTCCTGCAGCGTGTCGAGCGCACCGGGCGCACTGTTGAGCACGTTCGCCACCGCCGCCGCGATCAGCGTCTCGACCACGCTCTGCGTCGGTCGGGCCGCCACATCGGTGTCGATCGCGTCCAGCGCCGTGCGCAGCCGCTCGACGTCAACCTGCAGCTCGTTCGAGGGGTGCGGCTTGGGGTAGTTCCGTGTCGCCGTGGTCTGATTGACCGTCATGTCACACCACCACCACGCGGAGGTTGCGGACCCGCGGGCGGCTCGCCGCGTTGCCGGTCAGCGTCAGGCGGATCCTGGTGTTCGCCACCGTCACCGTGCCGGAGCTGTAGCTGTACTCCACCAGCCCATCGCCCAGCTGCACCACCGAAGGGCTGGTGAGGTTGGTGAAGCTGCCAGGCGTCGATGTCTCATAGGCCACCGCCACCGCCGCCGTGCCGGGGATCAGGGCGTCGAAGATCACCTTGATCGTCTTGCTGGTGCCCGCCGGGATCTGCCGGGTCACGTAGATCGCGCTCTCGTCCAGGTCGCCGACGATCGACTGCGCGCCGGGGTAAAGCACCGGCGACTCGAAGCTGTTGCCAGTCAGGATCGCTTGGGCCGTCAGCGTGTCGGTGACCCGGCTGTCGAGGGCGATCGCCTGGCCGGGCTGCAGTTCGTAGGTGACCCCACTCGGCCGGGTGAAGCGCAGCAGCAGGTTCGTCGCTGCCGTCGGCCGGTCGATCGGTGCCACCGCCAGCAGGTCGCTGATGTTCGAGGCCGCCACGGTGCCGAGCGCCACGGTCCGGCTGGTGCTGCTGAACGATGCGCCGATCAGCCGGAACCGCAGGTCCTTCTCCTGGTGCGGCGTCCATGTGCTGGCGTTACTGGAGCTGAGCAGCACGCCGATGGTGTACGGCTGGGATGTGACCCACCGCTGTGCGCCGGAGTCGAACTTGCCGAGCTCGGCGACCGCCAGCGCGTGGTTCGCATCGTTGGTCAGCACGACGATCGCGTACTCCCGATCACCATCGAGCCACACCGGCGTCCCGAATGTCGCGCGGACCCAGGCGGCGGCGGTGTTGATCGAGGCCGCAGGGATGGTGGCATCGGCCAGCACTGTCTGGGTCGGGATCCCGTTGTCGGTCTCCCGGATCTGCACCAGCACCGGATCGTTGCCACCCTTCACCGCGAAGGTGAGATCCACCCCGGTGATGTGGCGACCGCGCGGGAGCGTGAACGTCTGCGCGAGCGGGTCGATGAAGCGGGCCCGGGTAGTGACCCTGTTCCACCGCTGCACCAGCAGCTCGCCGCGGCCGGTGTACTGGCCGGCGCCGAAGGAGCCGCCAGCACCGATGAACTCCACAGACTTGGTGCCCGCCGGCACATTCGCCGGCACCGTGAACGTCCCGGTCAGGACGCCAGAGCTGTTCGCAGAGATAGGCATGGGTCAGCCTCAGGGAGTGATGTCGATGCCGTCGAACCGCAGCTGGGCCAGCTGCTCGTTCGGGCCGAAGCCCTCGACCGTGAACGATACGGTCCGCTGCCGGATGAACTGCAGCGGGGTCCTTGTGGTGCTCACCAGCTCCTGGGTGACGGTGCCCGGGCGGCGGAGGAACCACCAGCCCAGCAGGCGACGTGTCACCTCCGCCACCTGGTTCGTGACCTCCGTCCACTGATCCACCGATGGGGTGAGCGTCACGCGCGCGGGAGTGGGGGCAAAGGCCTGGTACGGGTTGATCTTCATGTTGCCGGTCCGCAGCTCCTGGCTGATCAGCACCTCGTCGGTGTAGGGCAGCATCCAGGTCTGGTCGCCGTTCTGCGCCGCCGGGACGATCGTCGAGGAAATCGGCAGCTGGAGCTCACCGTCGATGATCACCGCGTCCTGAGTGATACCAGCGTCCCGCAGGTCGTCGTCGAGGAACGGATCGACGAACACCCCCGACTTGCTGGTCGGCTCGCGGCTGGCGATGTTGGTCTTCAGCCGCTCTTGCGCGATCAGGCCGAACAGCTCGCCGATCGACTGGCGCACCTTGCGCAGCTCGCCCATGTCGGTGACACGGATCGCGTCGTTGTCGACCGATGGCGTGCCGCCCCAGGCATTGCTGATTGTCGCCAGGGCCAGCAGGGCGTCAGGCACGACAGGCCGGGGAGAGCCGAAGCGGCTGCTCAGGCCCTTGATCCGGATGATCTCGCCCTGCTTGTTCACCGCGAGCACATCGGTGCGGGGCAGCTTCCAGCGGTAGTCGACGAGCACCAGCGTGCCGGTGACGGCGCCGGTGATGCTGAAGGTGCCCGCCGAGAGGTTCACGCTGCTCGGGGTCGCGCTGGTCAGATGGCGGTAGGTGACGGAGTAGCTGCTGCCAGGGGCAGGCTCCGCACCGGCTGGCGCCCACGACACGGTGTCGCCGACGAGGTTGAAGTCGGTGCCGGCCACGTAGGTGGTGCCGCCCTGAGTGACCGACTGGATGCTGAGCACCGCCGTATCGGGGAGGGCATCGGTGCCGCCGGCAAACGCCCCGCGGTTCACCGTCACCGTCTTCTCGGCGGTGATCACCACATCCTGGATCGAGTCCAGGGGCTTGTAGTTCAGGGTGATGGTCTGGGCCGATGCCGTCGACGAGGTCTTCGGCTCGTTGCTGATCTGCTCCAGATCAGGATCTTCCGTGTAGCTGACCCGGCTGCCGGTCAGCTTGTCGACCTTGAAGCCCTGGACGTTGCCGACACCGTCGCCGATCGTGTAGGCCTGGCTGCCACCCGACAGGCCGCCGGGCTGCACCTCCAGGCCGCGGACGACGTAGTTGCCGTTGCTCTCCCGGTCGTACCTGGCGATGAGCTGCAGCACCGGATCCAGAGAGGGGGGATCGAACTGCGTGAGCAGCACGCCGTCTCGGACGGTGTAGACCGGGTAGAACACACCGGTCAGGCCATCGCCGGACCATCCCCAGCTGGCGAGGCGCTGCAGGCGGCCGGAGCCGGGCTCCTGGTAGTTGCGGGTGCCGACGGCCGGATCGCGCAGCGCCGGATCCTCGAGCTCCGTCACCTCGGTGGTGACGAGGCGGATGCCAATCTGCACCGTCCCGACCACGGGGATGGTGAAGGTCGCGGCGGCCACTTCGCGGATTGCGCCGACCACGTAGATGGCCGCGGCCTGCATCTGGGTGAACCCCGTGGTGGGGTTGATGAGCGCTGACCCGTCGCGGACCACGGCGCCGTCCTTGAACAGGACATCGGCGATGCGCTTCAGCCGATCGAACTGGATCGACTGAATCTCGTTCAGCTCCGCCGACTGGAGGCCCTTCGCTGCACGGAACAGCAGCTCGTCGTAGCCCTGGCTGGCGTTGAACCGGTTGTAGTACTGCTGGAGTGGCATGGTGGCGCGGGCCTCAGAAGGTGACGACGAACTCGAAGGTCTCCCGCGTCGCCGGGGTGCGGTTGATGCGGGCGATGTTCTCCGCCAGCAGCATGGTTCCCACGTTGGTCACCTGCCCTGGTGCGAAGTACATCTGGCCGAGCGGCAGCCCCGCCTGGATGGTGGTGTTGAGGAACACGCCGGTCTCTCGGATCTGCGCCGTCGGCGAGTCCTCGAAGTCAAACGTGAACCGCAGGTAGAGGTGGTTGGTGGGCGTCAGGCTGGTGCTGAACCGACCTGTCGGGACAACGATGCCGCCGGTCGGATCAGGCGTGCAGAACGCCGACTCGGTGAGCTTGCGATAGCCAACCGGCGCCAGCAGGGCGGTCTTGCTCACATCCTCCGGCACAGGCGTGGTGTCCCATGCCACGTTGCCGGCTCCCCAGCCCATGAAGATGTCGCCGTCCTTGACGCTGGCCGCGATGGCCGTCCGCCCTGAGGTTACGAGGGTTGCCATCTCAGCCTGTCCGTCTGGCCGATTCTACGGTCAGGCACTCTCGCTGGTATGCGTCATGCCGGCGACGTCTCCCTCGGGGTTGTTCCATGTGCCACCCGTCTCCCACGTTCTGTCGTCCCACCGGCTGCTGGCCTGCAGCGTCACCGCCGCGGTAATGAACCGCTGCCGCCACGCTTCCTCGATCGCAGCCCCGCCGTATGCACTGTCGGCGGCCGTGTCCCGCCAGAAGCGCTCGTTCACCTCGGCGAACTCCAGCGC